GGTGGGGGCCGGTGGCATGGGGGGTGGCGGGGGGACAGGTGGGATCGGCGCAGCGGGTGCAGCAGGAACCGGGGACTGGGGGACTGCCATGTGTGCGTCTTGGGTGTCGCTGGCGGTGCGCTCGGCGGCTGGCTTATCGTCGTCGCCGGTGAGGCCGCTCATGTCCCACTCTTCTGCGTCGCTGCCCGCGAGCGCGAAGCCGCTGTTGGTGTCTTCCGACTCGAAGGCTTGGGGGCAGACGTGACGGAATAGAGTGACGGACTGCGGGTCGTACTCGTAGCCCTGGAAGACGTTGTAGATGTCCTCGACGGAGGCGATCCACTGCGGGCGCAGGTCGGACACCCATTCTTGCCAGGTGCCTTCGTAGCCGAGTTTGCGGACAGTGAGGTTCGCTGCGTCGGAGAGTTTCTGGAGGGTGGCCGCGGCTTGCTCGCGGGTGACTCCGGCTTTCGCGAGGTAGCCCTCGAAGCCGAGGGATGGGTCGAGTTCGCCGGTGTCGGTGGATACGTCGCGTCGGACTGCTTCTACGTCTACGCCTGCGCTCTTCATGTAGGAGATGGAGTTGTTCCAGCAGTAGCCGTCTTCGCTGCCGTCGGCGAAGAGGAGGCCCGGGCGCAGGTAGGTGGCAGTGCGGGCGACGGATTCGTCACCGTTCATGATCTTGTGGATGTTGTCGCCGCTGAATCCGGGGAGGTAGGCGAAGCATCGCATGGTGGAGGATAGTTTGTCGGAGGCGTAGGAGCCGGGGGTGAGCTGGTTCAGGTAGTTGCGTCCAGGGTGGTGGCCGATGAGCACGTCGGTCTTGCCAATGGATGCGTAGGAGTAGATGAAGTTGTCGGCCTCCTTGAAGGGGATCGGGACGTTCTTCGTGCTGGCATTGAGTGGCTTGCCTGCGGGGAAGAACTGGCCGATGTCGGTGACGGGGTTGACGGGATCCTGGCCGATCATGAAGACGCGGGAGCGTTTGGCTTCGGCGTTGTTGAAGCCTGCGTTGCGTAGCTGGGATAGTTTCTCGAAGGAGCGGCGCATCATGAAGTACATGCTGGTGAACCACAGTTCGCCTGGGTTCACGTCCTGCTTGGGCTTCTTCTTTGGGTCTTCGCCGGACTGCTGCCAAGCGTCCCACTCGGACTCGTAGTTTGTGTAGCACATGTGGCCTTGCATGTTGGACTGGAAGAACGTCTGGATCTGCTGGTTCGTGTTACTGATCTCGTCAAAAACGATGCAAATGCCGTCTTTTCCGCCCAGTTGTTCAGCGATTTCGGGGCTGATTGTGCGGGCTGCGAGCATTCCGAGCGCGAGGATCATGTAGCGCAGGTAGACGACGGTGCCGAGGGTGCCTGTGTAGCCGGGTGCCCACGCGAGGTTGTTTTTGTTCAGGTACTCGGGGATGTGGGCGCGGGCTTCGAGTTCGGCGACCTTCGCTGCCGTGTACTGCATGAACATGTCCGTGCCCTCTTCGGGGTTGGATGCGATGTTCGAGCCGTTGATGACGAAAGCGTCGGGGTTGATCGACAGGAGGAGGGAGGCCATGTCGGGCTTGTTGTCCCCCAGACCGGGGGCGATGCCGGCGATGAGGTGCATCGCGAGGATCTGCTGCGTGGTCAGGCCCTTACCGGATCGGGAGCCCGCGAAGATGCCGTGGCTAGTGTGATCGTTGAACTGCTTGATCTCCTTGCCGGTGGTCACTACGTCATCATCGAGGCCGATACCGAGGATCATGTTGCTGGCACTGGGCTTGCGTCCCTGGCGTAGCATCGCGTCGAGGATCTTGCCTGCCCACACGGGGGAGGCGGTGGCGAGCACCTTGTCCATATCGTGCCGGAACTCCCAGAAGCTCCCGTCGTGAATGGGCTTGTAGTTCTGGGCTGTGGTGCCACCTGCGAAGCCGAGGGCTTCGACGATGGCGCGTTCGACGACGTTATCAGTCTCGTTGAAGCCTTCGTAGGGGGTGAGGACGCGGACCTTGACCTTGACGGGGATGTTGCTCGGGGAGTTGTCGTAGGCGGAGACGAGGACGCACGTCGTCATTGCCTTGTAGATGCTTTCGAGTGCACCGACGACCTTGGTCATCATGGAGGGGTCGTGGTAGGCGAGGCCGTTGTCGGCTTCGCTCTTGAGGAGGGCGCGGACGACGGCGGTGAGCATGGCTTGCAGGCTCTTCTTGACTTCGCGCTCGCGGTAGGTGTCCCAGGAGGATGCGTCGCTGTGTCGGGGGTAGAGGTCTTGTGCGCCGTCGTTGGACTCGCGTCCGAAGGCGTACTCGAGCATCTTGTAGGGGAAGTAGAAGCGGGTGCCGTTGGGGTAGGTGTTGCCCTGGCGGTCCTTCCCGTTAATCAGGATCTCGGCGATCTCGTTGATGTTTCGCGTCGGCATGGGGGTCAAGTGCTGCACTGCTTGGACCTGCTCCCACAGGCGCAGGAGAACGAGGTTATGGGTGCGCTGGTAAGCGCGACCGTCGGAGGAGAGGGCCATGAGTCGGCCCTGGCCGTCTTCGTCGCAGGTGAGGACACCGGCGGGCTGGAGGACGCTGTAGCCGGACTTGAAGATGCGGTCGTACTCATTGAGGATGCTTTCGGCGCGGGCAACGATCTGGCCCTGGTAGAAGGTCATGGCTTCTTCGGGCACACCATCGGTTTCGCCGTTGAGGGCTGCGAGAACCTTGTCGATGGTGATGTCACGGGTGATCTTCTCAAAGCCCAGGCTCTCGCGCGTGTCCTTGGGGAGGGAGGCGAGGTAGAGGGCGGCTGAGCGTTCGTCGCTGGCAGCGTCGAGGAGGACGCCGCGGCTGTTGGAGTTGACCTTGGAGGCGAGGGCCTTGTGGTTGGCGAGGGTTGGCCACCATCCTGGCTGCGCGTCGAGGGTGGTGAGGTCGCGGCACTGTGAGGCCATAGCACTCACGTAGGGCTCGCCTTTTTCGAGGCTGGCTTTGAGGAGCGCGAGGATCTTGGTGTGGTGGGGGCTGGCCTCGAAGTCGCGGAGACGATCAGCGAGGTCGTCGGTGGGGGTGTCCTCGTCGGGCGAGGGGATGCGGGCGGGCGCGTCCGTTGTGGTGTCGTCGCGCATCTGCTCGCGCTTGGGGGCTTTGAGGGAGGACAGGTAGGTCTCGAGGGTGCCGCCGATCTGGTCGGAGGCATAGACGTTGGGGGCAAGCTGGTAGGACTCGACGACCTGCGCGAAGGGGCGCAGTTGCGTGTAGTGGCCGTGGGTGGCGAAGTCGGTGGCCAGAGCGAGGCGCGCGCCTTCGGGTGCGTCGGGGATGAGGGGGCGGGGGTCGCCTTTCGCGCCGGAATGGGCCGACATGTAGGCTTCGCGTTCGAGGCGCAGGCTGCGGGCGATCTCTTCGATGGGCGGCATGATGTCGTCGGGAATCTGGTAGTAGCCGCCCAGTCGCACGCCTTCACTGAACATGGCTTCGACATTGACTCCCTCGAACATGCTGGCGGAGGCGACGATGGCTTCGAGTGCGCCGAACTGCTTGTGGGAGAGGGCGCGCAGTGGAGACTTCGACGTGGAGGAGGGTTTCGTGGCGGCGCGCGTGAGCTCGCCCTTCGCATTCCCGTGGCGTTCGACGTACACACCATCGTTGGCGATGATGAGGGTCTTGACGGTGTTGGGGGTCCACGTCCCATAGTCAGTGCCGTCGCCGTCGGTGATGTAGTGGCCTCCGAGGGCCTTGATCGTATCGTCGTAGGTGGTCACGAGGACTCTACCTTTCCGTTGTGGTCGCAGATGTTCAGTGTGTGAGTGTTAGTGCTGGCGGCATGGTGCCCGTAATACACGAGCACCCCCACCCATCGAGCGCTTGTCCCGTCGGTTGTGTCACCTGGTGGCAATAGGTGGCGTTCCCAGCGGGGGCGTATCGGGGTGGGGGTGCGGCCTGTGGGGGACTGGGGTCACCAGTCGGAGCCACCTCCAGCTGAAGCGGAAGCGGTAGCGATGTCGCCACGTCCTTCGGCACGGATGCGGCTGCGCTCGAAAGCGCGACCGGCGAAGAAGCCGATGAGGAAGCACGCTGCTACCCCGAGGAACAAGGCTGCGAATGTGAAAAAGACCTGCATGGGTTTGTCCTTCTTGGTTGGGTTAGGCTGCGATGAGTGCCGCGGCCTTCTCGATGCGGTCGGGGCGGAAGCCGCCCCAGGTCTCCAGAATAGCGCCGTCCCCGTTCCTGACTGCGACGACAGGCGCTTGCTGGTAGCCGAGGCCCTTGATGAGGTTGAGGGAGTCCTCATCCTTTGTGACATCAACGGACTCGTGGGCTACCCCAGCTTCTTGAGCTTCCTGTAGGTCGCGTCGCACTGGGGGCAGCGGGGCTTGGAGTAGACGGTGATCGACATATTCGGCGTTCCTTCCTACCCCACGATGGGGGTGCGGGTTTGTCTTCTGGGCTATGAGTATCCACCGTGGGGACCTCATGGAGTGTAGCGGCGCACCCAGAGGTGGACATGTGCTCATCATGCCACACAAACCTAGACGTGCACGAACGGGACAGGCCATACACGACGAAACCACCCCGAAACCGTAAATGTTCCACAGGCGTACAGGCTGGTATGTCACATTCAGGCTGGGGGTGAGTTCGCAAAACGGAGTCGGGTCTGCCCGCCTCGAGGCCCCTCCAGAAGGGCCTGTACCCCAGTTCGCAAAACGGAGTCGCCCGAGTTCGCAACTAGGAATCGAATACAAATGAAAGATAGAAACTAAAGAAAGATACCCCCTCTATCCCCCACGAAGCCGATCCAAGGCCGTCCTGTCACTGTCGCCAGGTTGGGTAGCGCAGCCGCTACGCGACTGCGGAGACAGAGACACAGCGAGATGGATTTGACTTTCAGACGAAAAACGCGCAGACTTGCACTCACAGCAACCCAGACTGCGAAAGGACACCCCCGACATGAACATCGACCGCATCACCCGATGGGGAATCATGCTCAGCGCTTCCTCCTACAAGCGCAAGTTTCCAAGGCCCCTGCGCACAGGAGAGCAGCAGGCACTCTTCGAGCTCATGGAGCTGTCGCGAGCAAACAAGGAGCTCGTCAACCTCCCGCCTCGAGACACACCGGTGTCAAGCTCAGACCTGCGTCCGTGCAAGATCCGATTTTTCCAATCCATGCTCACGAAGCTGGTGGAAAAGGGCATCATTTTCCGCGTGAACATCGGCTATAAGGGCAACAAGAATCTCCCACGGTACCGCTACTTCGTCGATTGGGAAGACCTCCTCACTCCGGAGACGATCAGCCTCCTAAGCCTCCCGACGACGGGGAGCGTTAACTCTCTAGAGAGCATGAAGGCTCTCGAAAACGCGAAGGAGGCGTGAACCATGCCCACCAAACAGCAGGAAGTGCGCCTCATCCGAGGTCAGGGCTTCGATGACAAAGATCCGAGTATCATCCGGGACTACAACAACTACGACGGCCCCGTAGGGTGCCTGTTTTTCCCGCACCTACTCGCCCAAGAGTTCTCGATGGCAGAGCGACAGTGGCTCGCCGCCTTCTTCTCCCAGTGGAATCGTTCGCACATCGTCCTCACACCACAGGACATGACGGACCTCACCGGCTTGAGCTTTGACGAGGTAGTGGCCGCTCGATACTCCCTCCTCGAGCGAGGAGTCATCAAGGAGCACAACTACGTCAACGAGAAGATCGAACTCTGCAACGTGTTCTACGTGGACGTGCAGAAGGTCTTCAACGAGATCGGCATGAGGAAGGCCAGCGTCCAGCCGGGGATGCGGCACACTGTCGAAACCTTCCAGTTCTGGTGCAACGAGATCCAGCGCGAGAACTACGCAAACGCGGAAGAATACTTCAAGCGCCGCGGCCGCAGGATCGTCGTCCCCAAGAAGATCGGCGATCCGTGGCGACTGGAACCCCTCGAAGAAACAAAGTGACCGCTCAGGGCGGATAACTACCCTGAGCGGTCAAGCAAACGTACAAGGAAAGGATAACACGCGATATGGCGCATGGCAATCTCGTTCGCAACTACTTCGCCTGCAACGCGCAGGCAGCATTGCTGAACCCTGGCCTCGTGAAGGTCACGCTCAGCACCAAAGAGGCCCTGGCTTACGCAGCGCTGCTCTCCTACTGGGGCTGCGACACGATCACCCCCACCTGGGATGCTCTGCTGAGTCGGTCAAGGCTCGGAAAGACTGCCCTTTCCGCAGCTCTGGACTCCCTCGAAGTGAAGCGAACGCTCGAGCGCCGACGCTTCACCGACAGGACAGGCCGCCGTCACGTCATCTACTTCCTCAACGTCGAAGCCCTCTTCGAGAAGGACGTTATCGAAGCGTGCGGCCTGGAAGACGACCTCTACAAGCACTCGATCAAGGAAGGCACGTCGGATAACGCCGTCCTCGCGCGCGTCCGCCACCTGAACACGACGGGCTGGAAGTCCACGCGCTTCACGACGAAGCAAGTGGAGGAAAGCCTCGCCCCCGAAGAAGAATCTTCGTGTGGCTACGACGAGGACTCTCTGGATGGCTTCCTTCTCAGCGGGTTCCCCGACGAAATGCCCGTTGAAGAACCCCTCGAGGAGATCTACCCGCGCGAGGGAATGCAGCCCCTATTCGGCGATGGTGCGGATCTTGAAGACGATGCGCAGAGCACCCCAGAACTGGCCAGCGACTCGTCTGATCCATGGCCTACTGCCGCCACCATCCCTGGCGGCTCAGAATGGGCCCCTGACGACACGGAGGACACGTCCATGGTGTTCGACACCCCTGTGCAGCATGAGACTGTCCAGGAGCGCGCTGAGCGCATCATCCATGACCGTACTGGCGACGACGTGATCGACGCTGAGATCATCGACGTGGAGATCGTCGAAGATGAGACACCCTCGGACGCGCTGATCGACGTTCCTGTCTCCCAGGAACTCACTGTCGCCGCCCCTGCCGTGCCCGTGAAGGCCAAGAAGCCCAGCGGCTACACCGACGACTTCGAGAACTTCTGGCGCACCTACCCGCGCCGCATCGAGAAGAAGTCTGCCTTCAAGGCATGGAAGACCGCACTCAAGAGCGGCGCAACCGCCGACGAGATCACCGCAGGTGCAGCCCGCTACGCCAAGTACCGTGCCGGCGAACCCGAGCGTTTCACCAAACACCCTTCCACCTGGCTCAACCAGGGATGCTGGGAGGACGAGTATTCGACCGCTGGCATCGGCTACGGCTACAACGGCGGCAACGGCACTGGCCTCGTTGCTCGTAACGCAGAGGAGGCCGAATACCTCCGCCAGCTCGACAACTCCTGCTCGGAGATGTTCTACCGCAGCCTCGGCTTCAACACCGCCGAGGAATACGTCGAATACCAGCGAGGAATCGCCGAACTCAACGCCCGCGAAGCCGAAGCCGCATACGCCGAAGCCGCTGCCCAGCGCATCGCTTTCTGACCCCCGAAAGAGCCTCCAATGCCGAACTTCAGTTATGACACGCTCGCGAAGCTCATGAAGCGAGCCATCGACACCAATCAGCTCGCCTCAAAGCCGAACAGCCCCCAGGAGTTCCCCCAGTTCGTCGCATCCTGGGCGGAACTCATCCTCCCCTGCGCCACAGACAAGAACCTCCAGGAAGCCTTCGCAGCAGTGGTCGGAGGCCAGTACGGGCCCTACAAGATCAGCGTGGCAGCACTCAACCAAGCCATCCGCGAAGCCCGCTCGAAGCGCGTGAGAGACTGGCTAGAGCGCTCACGCATCGCCATTGACTTCCAACCACCCTACGAGCGCGAACTCCTCTACGAGAAGGTCTTCTACGACTGCATCGCCGGCGGCGGCAGCGACACAGCAGCCGACCAATACGGCAGACAGGCGCTCGAGCGCGCCAACGAGTACTTCGCGACGAACAGCAAGATCACCTGGCGCGACATCCTCGACCAGACAGAAGCGAGCCTGAAAGCAGGCTCATTCCGCCGCCCTGAACTCGCCCTCCCGTCAAGCCGCACAAAGGACAACTACCTCGTCTCCGCGCGCGACATCGTGACCATGATCCCCGAAGCGGGACAGAAACGACAGCTGACAGCAGGCCCGACGCGCAACCACGACGAGCCCGTGGAACGTCCCCGCGCAGTCCAGGCAGCTATCGAAGCAGCTCGACGCAAGATGAGCCGCCATGCAGAAGAGGAACGCCGCAAGCAGGAACGCCTGCGCCAGAACCTCGACGGACGCTTCCAGCGCCTCACCGGCATCGACCCGGCCACCATCGGACCTCAACGATAGAAAGACACCGCCGTGAACACCCAGTACCTCCTCCTCTGCGTCATCAGCGGACTGTACGTAAGCCAAATCTGGCATTCCCTACTCACGTCTCCCTCCCTGTGGAGGAAGCGCAAGGGCCTGGACGAAGAGCAAAGCGCTAGGTTGTACTTCTTTCGAGCGATGGCCATCATTGTCTCCCTCATCATGGCCTACTTGTTGGGCACCCTCCTAGACGGGGCTACGGATGAGCAGGCATTGGCCTATGACTACACGCTTCTCATTACAGGGATGGGCGTTGTCCCATGCCTTCTTGGCTCCTGGATGCTCCTAGCGCAGCGGAAGCGCGAAACCCCCGAATATGACGGGCGATCCTTTATCGCTATTGGGCTGTTCGCCCTCGTCGCGAACTTCCTCATCTCCTGACGCGCCCCCCGGAAGGACCAACATGGACACCCAGGAAATCGTGCTCACGCACAACAGTGACGACGGGCTCTACACGCAACTCCTCCGGGGTCGCTACGTCACCAGCATCGACGACGGCACAATCACGCTCGATGATGGCACGGAACTCTACATCCACGGCAACGAAGGGTGCGGCGGCTGCGAAAGCGGCTGGTACTGGCTCGAAAACGTCTACAAGCAGGGAAGCCGGCGCGCCCGCATCATGAGCGCCTACGTCGCCTACGGTGAGGACGACGAGGATGCCCCTTCCGTCTACACCCTCTTCGTCATGGTGGACGGCAACCCCACCCAGCTACCCCTCGCGACCGTGCGGGGCAACGACGGCAACGGCTACTATGGCACCGGCTTCACCCTCACCGCCACCGTCAAAACACGCCCCGCACCGCCTCTCACAGTCGCACCCCAGGACATCATCAAGGTCGTCGCAGGCGAGCACCCACTTCCTGCGATCCCGGACCTTCGAGGCCGCGAAGCCCTCCTCAACGCCGTCGCCTACACGCTTCAGCAGGCGCGAGGCTTCGACTCGCCCCTACGCATCACCGGACCCGAAGCTCAGCTCTTCCACAAGCTGACCTCTTCCCAGTACGGATACCAAGGCCCCTACTACGTGGGCGCATGGTATGGCTTCAAGCAGACAACGCTATTCTGGTTCACCGACATGGAGGAAGGCGTATCCCTCGTCCTACGCGACCTCGCCAACGGCGCAGACGCTTATGCAGCGAAGTTATACGCATTCACGCAACGAGTGCGCGCCTCCAAGAACCCCGTTCACACCTTCATCACCGGCTACGCCCTGAAAGGCACCACCGCCACCGTCAACGGCACCCGTGTCCCCGCAACAGACCTCCTCCTCTCCGAAGTCTGCGGCTTCCACGGAGACCGCATCGGCCCCAAAGGAACCTTCATCCCCTACCACTACTTCTTCTACAACGCTAAAAGTTACGGCGTGCGCGTCCTCAAACACCGAGAAGGCGGACGCGGAGACGTTACAATCTGCTCAGAATCCCAAAGCGTTTGGGCAGTAAACCCACAGAAAGGCACCGCATCATGACCCGTCCTCGTAAGCACCGCGGCACGCCCCGTCAAGGAACCATCCTCCGGGGCCTTACCCGACTCATCCGCCCCCTCCTCACTATCGTCGGCATCGTCAGCGGCATCATGGCCTCATTCGCCCTCGCGGACGTGAACCGAGCTATCAGCATCAACGACGCTGTACTCGCCTCACACCCCCCACAGGACGCGACCACCACCATCCCCAACCCACTCCCCGAAGGCACCATCACCGCCCTCGTATCCTCCCACGCAGGCAGCGCAGGCTACAGCCCCACCGCAGGAGTCCTCATCGAGCCGATCTGGCTCTTCCACCCCCGCATGAGCTTCGTCCTCGCCCTCATCGCAATCCTCGCACTCACAACATGGGCCACCGGACACGACAGATGGATCCACTTCCCCCTCGTGCGCAAGCTCCACATCACTCCTCCCAAACTCCACTGGTGGAGCGAACCTCTCGACTTCATCAAAGTCCTCCTCATCATCAGCCTTACCGCCATCGTGATCTACACGCTTGGCAGATAGCGCTCGAGCACAACGAAGCCGGCCCGGGCCGCCCCCCGGGGAACACGGCCCCCCCCCCGCCGCGGCGCGCGGTCAGTCAACGAGGGATGAACCGTCACTGAAGAATGAGCCGTCAGCGCCAACACGGGCAGTCAATACGTAGCGTGCACCCTCCACGTGTCCCCAGTCCTCGTAGCCAAGGTCGCGTAGTAGCTGCATCCGAGACTCGCAATCCCCCTCGGTGAGAGCGATACGAAAACGCGCCAGATCGGCCCATGCGAGCTCGGGCATGACCTCCACGCGCTCAACATCAGGGAGGACAGCCTTTCGCTCCCCAAACGCTCGCGGCAGGTGCGACTGCATCTTGTAGACAACCATCACCTCATGCTCACCCGAGTCGAGCCCAAACTCAGACGCTCGATCCTTGAGCGTGATGCCCTCACGAGGAGCCCACCCCTCGCATCGAGATAAGCGCTCACCCAAGTCGTGCACAGCAGCAAGCATCGGACGCGATGCCGCGACGGCCAGTGCGGCGACCTCGAGCGACACGATGAAGTGATCGTTCCTCTGCTTGAATGGGCGAGAATACGCGAACTCTGCGCCGCAGAGGTCGAAGCCGATAGGCGCACTGAATCGCTGATTCAGCTTAGTCTTGTACCTAACAGGAACCCGCAGGACTGCGACAATCTTCTCCCCCTCGCAACATGAGTCGTCAAAAGTCCATGTGAGGACGAGAATGTCACCACGCAAGGCAGCTGAGACTTGACGAAGAGGGCCAGCCATAAAACTGAGGTCGGGATCCTCGTTGAGATCCACCCCAACACACAGCTGCAACATACGAGCAGCATCCTTGTGGGCACCTGCTGCGATTACGCAGTCCATAGCTGTGTGCGCGTATAACTTGGGGTTCCCTGACTCTACGGCTCGCTCAACATCATGTTTGATGAAGTGGTCGAACCAGGCCCTCGCATCCTTGAAGTCCGGGTATGCCTTCTCAAAGGCGACGTAGTACTCCTGTTGAGCGGCCTCGAGCTTGTCACTAGCTTCCTGAAGTCTGGCGGGGATGTAGGTGGACATTGGGGCTCCTAACGTTCTGGGTGGTAGGGGAGGGTTAACGGTTGAGCTGCGATCTTCGAGCGATCACTCGTCGCCTAGCGACTTTCGACGCGCGCGCTTGATGGAAGGCGCGTAGGTGAACACGAAGACGATGCCGGGGAGTGACCCCAGCGCAACGGCGAGCACTGCGATGAGAGCAATCGAGCTGGCCAGTGACATGTGGGCCCCCTTCTCAACATATCCACAGGAGTTGTGAACAAGACTGAGTATAGCATCCCAAACCGGACTATACAAGCGGAACTAGAATCCAACACGGGAGGCAAGAAAGAAGCCTCGCCTCCCGCGCATACCTACCTGCCAATCGCCACCCGATCCCCACCAACACCTCGTGGAGAAGGGACACCTACACCGCTTCGATAACCGTCTCCCTCGCCCTGACTCACCTCGTCACGATAAAACTTCATCCGAGTCCTGCCTTCGCGTGTCTTTGGGAATAGCTCAGCGATGTGTCGCTCAGCGCGCGACGCGCGCCCCACGACAACCAGCTCCTTCGACGTACCCAACACCTCATTCTTCATGGCCTCACGCACCCGATTAGCGACACCGCGGAAAAACCCTAGCGTGTAACTACGACGGAAGTGAAAACGTTCAGACTGAGACCGGAAGTATCTTCCGCGCAACGCCTCCTTAAGGCTCACCTTGCACTGCGCAAGTGCCGAATTAAAGAGCTCAGTTAGGAGCGCCAAATCGCCCGCAGCGCCAGCAATCATAACCAGACTCGCTCGAGGAAAGCTCTGCTCGACAGCCACACAACTAAGAGCCTCCGCCAAGGTCGCCAAACCAAGCACCTGCACAGGCCTCATTGAACCATTAGTGCCCTCAATGTTGACCCTAATGAGCTGCACATCTTCCCTAGGTGAGTCCACGTCAGGAAGCGACTCGATCCGATACTTCGCCATCAGCTTCTCAGCACGCGCAGCCGCCACCTCACGCTCAGAAGCAGACGCGCCCGGATCCTCAGCCAAACGCAGAAAATGCCGAATCTGATCCTCAATTTTCACAGTACAAGTCCTTCCAGTAGTCAATCGCGCCCACTCGAGCGCCAGCACATGCAGAGTATCAGCGCCCACAGCAAGCGACCCTGTAGTAACAGGCCAACACGCACACTATCCACAACCCACCCGCACAAGATGCCAGACCGGATCATTCAACTTGCAAACAAGTCCAACATGGACTACAGTTCAAGACTAAGAGAACCCAGAAAGGATGACATGCTATGCAGATTTACGCAGACGTGACCGACGAGGGTCTTCAGCCCTTCTACACGTACACGCTAGAAGAGATCGCTGCGCAGTACGAATATGACGGAAACCGTATGCCCATCGGCAAGGTGTACGTCCAGTACGACAAGGATGAGTACTACCTCGAAGACCCCGCCGAAGTCGAAGACGACGACCAGGTCCTCACCGAGGATGAAGTCAAGGCGACAATCGCTAAGCGTGAGGCGTGGAAGCGTCAGGAAGACGAGTATCAGAAGAAGATGGAAGAGGAGAACCGTGCGTATGAGGAACGAATGTGTAAGTTTGAGGCAAACCACCCCATTCTCTTCAAGCTCGCACAAGGTGCACTTGATTTGTTTGGGTGGTTCTTGTGTGAGGGCTTCCCGTATGTGCTGTACGTCCTGGCAGTCGCCCTAGTTATTTACAGCATATATGAACCGTTTGCTGCTCATTACGGCTGGCCGACCTTCGCGGAGCTGATAGGACACAGTTCATGACTAAGAAAAAAGCGTTCATTGAGCACTCAGTTAAGTTCGCGCTGTGGCTGGTCAAGGCGTGCATTGTTGTCTCTGCGCTCACCGGGGCTGTCATAGCGGCATCCATTTTCGTCTGGCAGGGCACAATGTTCCTTGTTAAGGAACATGGGATTCTCTGGGCACTTCCTGTACTTGTCTGCTCTGGCATGATCTTGCATCTCATGTGGCCTGAGTTCCGCAGTCGAAGCGAGAGAGAGGAAGCGAAGGTCGAACGCGACGAAGCTGCCCCCCGAAAAGCCAGACCCCGGTGGCGTAGAAACGCTCCCGCTACCCTCACGAAAGTCCCGCTCAGTAGGTGGACGCTTGCCTCACTGACCATCCTGCGCCAGATCGAACTCGCACTCGACTCCCATCGATTCTATGCGAGTGATACGCATGTGGCTCTTCTACGCGATCTACGCCCTGACGAGTCTGACACGGACGTATTCGTTAGTGCTACAAACTCTGCGGCCCTCCGCGAGTTCATCCACAACGGAGGTAGAGTACGCAGAGTAAATATGCTCAACGGCGGTGGCGGAAAACCTATCATCAGTACCCCCGGTTACTCTGTCTGGCTCCGCTTCGCTAGTACAAATGATGCACTCGCAGGCCTTGCTCGGAGCATCAAGAGTGAAGCTCAAGCGGAAATCGACCGACGCGCGAGGAGCGAAGCCCAAGCAGAAAGCAAGCAGTAAGGCCCCAAGGATGAAAATGAAACGCATGAACGATGCGCGTCAGATAAGGCGCGCAGTGTGGAAGTATGCTCGTCCTGAACTTGTTCGGCTTATCCGATTTGCCGTTCTAGGAATCTGCTACTCCTTACTAATTGTCCTTCTTCTCATAGACCGCATCAGCCAATTTGGACTGTTGTGATGTCCGCCAAGACATCAAGGAGAACATATCCAATGACCGACCCCCTGAACCTAGCCCCCAACGATCCGCCCATGCCGACAGGCTGGGAACCAGTCTGGTTGTTCTCCGCAACGCTACCCTGGCCCAAACCCATTGACCTACCAGTCGATGATGAGGAAAAGGGGTACGACTTCCCCTACCCTCACCTAGGAAGGTAACGCCACCATGCCTACCGTCACCGAGCAAACCCTCACCGTCCACAACCTGTACGCCATGCGCGACAACATCGGCTTGTCCCGCAGTGAGTGCAAACAGCCTCCTCGTCACCGCTCCCTGTTCGAGTGGGGGAAGGCCCAGCAGGCCTACTACCTCAACAACCTCACGAGAGGCATCACCAGCCCTCCCAAGGTCTTCATTTATGAGCCGTTCACCGACTCCAGCAAAGCCGCAGTCTTGGATGGCCGTCAACGCCTCAAGGCCATCTTCTCCTACCTGGACGGCAACTACCCGCTGGGAGAGACCGCTCCAGACGGTTGGGCTGGTAAGACCTACAAGCAGCTACAGACAACAGCCCCCAATCTCGCAGACGCACTCATGCGCACACCCTGCGGAACCAGCGTCATCAACGCCGCTTCCTACTGGGAAGCCGCCATCACCGCCTATCCGCAAATCTGTGGACACACTCGCGAAACGGTGAAACTTGAGCAGGAATTACTGATGCTCTCTCTCGATGTGGGCAGCATCATCTTCATGGACAAGGAGTTCTGTGATGCAAGGTTGGCAAGTCTGCAAAAGAGTCCCGAAAGTCGGTTCAGGTATTGGCGCGCGGGTATGCGATCTTTAATCACCTTTCCTGACTTTGAGTGTACGAAGTCCCCAGAGAATCAGATCAGAGCCACCGAGTTCGTCGCCAGACACCACCACAGAGGAGTCATCCCATGCTGAACACCTACATCATCCCCGACCCCGCAACCGTCCCTGACGACTACGACCTCGCGGCAGAGCTCACCGCCCGCGGCCTCCCTACGCGCTGGATCGGCGAGTTCTGTGAGCACACTGGAAACGAGGTCCGCATCGCCTTCTACGACCAGGCCTACGGGTACGACACCGAGGAAGACGGCAGCGACGCGCTCGTCTGGAACCCCGACACTCATGAGGTCTGGTACATGTCCAGAGGCGACGTAGAAGCCGCGCAGCGCATCAACCCCGGTACCCCATTCACGCACCTGTGCTACTCGTACTACATCATGGGCGAGGATATGGGCCGGGATCTCGGTGCACTCCAGCGTGAAGGCCTCGACTGCCAAATCTGCGCCAGCCACCTCGACGGAACCGGCATGGAACCAGCCATCGACATCCTGGACTGTTACGGAGAGTACGGCAATCTCGCCTACCCCGGCGACATGATCGTCTACACCGACGGAGTGCTCTACGAAACGATCCCCCAGGACGTACACGAAGCCGTCAAAGCAGCATCCTAACTCGCCACATACGCGAAGTGCCCCTCCCCACTGAACACTAGGGGAGGGGCGCTTCCGTTTGGTCTACCTGTGACCTACTTGAGCAGGAGCGGGAGGCAGTCGAAGAAGCAGGGCATGGGATACGTCAGGAGAATCGCTCCGCCCATCATGTAGCTTGCCCTGTAGCGCCACACCGGCACTTCGCGCCCCTTGTAAGCCTGCGCGCTCAACTCCGCTGCAAGGAGCATAGTTGAAAGAATGAGCAGCACGCACATTGGTCCAACGAGCAAAGTAGCCCACTCTCCGCCAGACAAGACCACATGCACAGACATAGCAGTGAGGAAGAAAACAGGGGCCATGAAGTAACGAGCCAATCGCATCTGAAGGCGCGAAGGCTTTTTAATGAACTTGAACGAGACAATATACGCAACGAACGTGAGCGACCACAGGAGGATTACTGTAAAGGCAAGGGCGAACGTGTTCCAAAATGGGTACTCTCCCCTATCAAACATTCCTCCCGAGAGAAGAAGAAAAGCAAAGAGCATCATGATGGGCCATGAATCCATGGCTGCTTTCACATCATCTCCATACTCAACGCCCTCCCCGGTGCCTGTTCGCAGCTTCATGTAGATGACGGCCAACGCGGCGAAGCCTGCGCACATGAATGGAAGAGTGACAAGCGTCAAGGGAGCGTAAGGTGGGAACAGGGGTGTTCCTGAAACGTGAGCAGATAGCATGGCGAATACAAAACTGCCAAGTGTCATGAGAAATGCCACCGGAAATAGCGGGAAGACAACAATGGCTCTCAGCGCAAAATCTGAGATCGCCTCCTTCCCAGGGGCTTCAAGGGTGACACATAGGGTCTCCTTGTCTTGGTAGGGGTAGAGCATTGTCTGTCCTTTCTGGGTTGTGTGCCTCTGGTGTTACGCAGAGGTTCGATGAAAGCAAGTATAGTCCGCAATGGACCTGTGTCAACTTGCGACAGTCCAATATGGGATATAAGCTGATGGGTAGAAAGGAGGCCTCTCTATGACCGCACGCAAGGCAATTCTGGCCCTCGACTTCGACGAGGTGTTCATCCTCGCCCCTGGCACACCAACTGCGAAAGGGGCATACCCGGATCGTGCCCGCACTTCGGTCACGGTCAAGCTCGGCAGTGGACTCGTGGGCACTGGGGATGTCTGGTACTCACCCCACATGATCGAAGCCCTCAACATCATCGTCGGCGACGCGGACAAAATCCTCCTCGCCTCATCATGGGGCAAAGCGAGCATGAAAGCAGCGAAGGCCGTAGGCCTGCACCTCCCGCGCCGAAAGACCATCAACCTGTTCCCGCACCTCACGCCGGGAGCTATCGAGCAGGAGCGCAAGCTCCAGCGCGCCCACGACCTCATCCTCGACTACCTCACCGACACGGACACTTGCATCGCGTGGGTGGATGACCAGCACCCCCGAGGCTACGGACAGGTGGACGGTATCCACACCATCGGCACTGACCCCGTACCAGGATTAACCAGAGCAGACCTCGCGCACATCCGCGACGTGCTCTTCTACTGATCTACTGAAAGGAATCATGTCATGACGCTAACCCTCAAGTGGGCGAACGGCACCTGCACAGGCGACCTCACGCAGGTCGCGAGCCTCGTCCATGCCATCACCCAGAAGAAGCCCTGGACACAGACGACACGCAAGCCTGGTGGGCTCACCGTGTGGCAGAAGTGGGACGAGTCGGAGCAGCTAACGTCAGTGGGTGACCCCACCATCGCTGACGACCTCGCCGACCTCCTCGCCGACCACCTGGGAGTCCCCCAGGACGAGGTGACCATCAAGCCTGACCCGCGTGACTCGTCGCAGCTGACCGCCAGCGAACTACGCGCTCGACGACTCCGTGCCCACCTCAGCAAAAAAGACCTCGCCGCCATGCTTGGCGTAAACGAGTACACAGTGCGCAACTGGGAGCAAGGCGTGCGCACCGTCATCCCCACCCGACTCCTGCGCGTTTTCCAGCGCCTCGACTCCTACAGGGCGGAAGCACATGCAACAGTCCACGCCGAAGTAGTGCGCCTCGCCGGAAACGAGGACGCGCTCAGGCGGACTGACTTCACCGGATACGCCGTCTACGCGCCCAATGACCACGCATACGCGACCCTCTGGCCGGACGCTGCAATCAGCGCCGACATGTGGCGCGATGTCATCATCGAGTGCGGGCGCTTCCGCAGCGTCGCAAGCGACTACGAGGCAAGGCTCATGGGCCTTGACCTCATCACCATTGAGCCACCACGAAAGGGTAAGCCATGAGAGCCACGCCAGCGTCACAACAACCAGCGCAGCCCACCCTCGAGACCGCCTGGGTCGAAGAAAGCGAGAACACGCCTGCGCCATCACCTAAGCGCGCCATCATCGTCATCCTCATCGCCGTTGTCGCCCTCATCGCGTCAGGTGTCGCCGCATGGGTGTGGAGCACCCCTGAGAAGCAAACGCCAGCCCCCCAACCTGCGGCCACGCCGGAGGCGCGCGCATACACGGCCAGCGACTACGAGGAAAACCGTGAAACCTGCCGCGAGATGTACGAGACCCGCGACCTCCAGCTCTACTGGTCGTGCGTCGTCGGCGACATTCGACTCGGCCAGGAAACCGACCCGGCGGTCCCGCTCGCTGATCTGCCGCCCGTTCGACTAGCGCCCAAGGCCAGCCTCGGAGGCCAAACCGACATCACCTTCGCGCCCGACGCGACCGCACGATGCTACGCCACCGGCTACTGCCTCACCGACGCGACCTTCAATACCAGCCACACCAACGTCCAGGTCATGTTCACGCGAGGCGACGGCGACATCATGGGCCTATTCGTCCCCACCACGGACGCTCCCACCGTCATGACGCAGGAAGTCCTCGCACCCTACATGCCCACCGGAGCCGCCCCGGACCCCACCGTCCACCAGGCGACCCTCAGCCGCATCCACATGGGAGCCGACACCCTCGTCGGCTACGTGTTCTCACAGCCCCGCTACTGCGGCGACACCCCAGACGAGTGCTCCGCGAAGTACACGGCCCGCACCCCCATCCCCTTCACCGGCACCACCCACATCACCACCCAAGCCGAAGCCCAGAATTGAGAGAGTCCGTCATGTCAGTCGAGAGAACCACCATCGAGCACTACGCGCCCAGCAGCGACTTCGCGCGCGTCCTCCAAGGCCGCTACGTCGTGGAGATCGACGACGAGTTCGACACCATCACTCTCGACGACGGTACGATCCTCGAGGTCGAAGGCAACGAAGGATGCGGATGGTGCCGGTCGGGCTGGTATGACCTCATCAACGTCTACAAGCAGGGGAGCAGCAACGCGCGCATCATGAGCGCCCACGTCGCCTGCGACATCGACGAGGAAAACGACGACGAAGGAGCGGTGGACCCGCACGTCTACACCATCTTCATCATGGTTGACGGCAACCCAGGGTTCCTGCCCCTCGCAACCATCAGGGGCGACGACGGGGCCGGCGGCTACGGCACCGGCTTCAGGATCTTCGTGACCCCACCAGCCGAACGCTAAGCAGTGTCCCTGTTCGCCAGTGGATGCTCACACTGTGAACAGTCCGCGCACGAAAGGAAACCGTCATCATGGCGCTCATCAACAAGGACACGCGCATCGCGCGCTACTCAGCCGAAGAAGGCGTGGGCTGGGTGCCCCTCGTCCCTGGCCTGGACACGGCCCCATCATTCGACAAGTACCTGGAAGAAACCGGCTACTACGTCAACGACTACAGCGACCGCGGCGAAGGCAACCTGCTCCGCGACTCCCTTCTGAACCCACTGGGTCCCGTGTGGGACGACATGAACGAAGAGTTCCTACTCGACCTCTACGCGGACTGGGACCACATCCCCATGGTCGGCCCGGACACTCCCGTCTTCGCGTTCGTCGAAGGCAAGGCCCCCACCTCGGTACCACTGTCGAAGGCCATCAGCTCACCCCTCATCGGTGGAGGCGAAACCCTCGCCCTGAAAGTCCTGCACGAAGTAGCTGACAGGCGGAACATCTACGTCCCCAGCGACGCGACCGTGTACGACGTTCTGAACCTCATCAGCATGGCAACAAACAGCCCCCTCTGGGCCCTCAACGGCCTCCTACGCGCCCAAAGCAGCCAGAGCGGCAACCAGCTCACACTCGGCTACCACGAGAACCAACGCGAAAGCAGCTGGATCGCAGCCAACCACAACAGCGGCTACGCCTGCGCCTTCGACCTCCTCGACCAAGACATCCGACGCGACTACGGCGTGAACTACGTGATCGTCCCCGACGACGACCACAACGACTACTTCTACACCAGCAACAAGTATCGCGACAAGAACATGAAGTGCCTGCGATACAAGGAAAACGGCGTAGTCGGAGACGCTATCGAACTGATCGACCTCGACGGCGGCAACGCATACCCCAACCTCCACGGATGCCAACCCGAGGCACGATGGCCTGAGCTCCTGCGTCTCGACAAGTACCTCGCGAGGATGAAAAACCTGCCCCAAGGCACCCAGGTTCCCATCGCGATCTACTCCACCAACAAGGGGGACACGATCACCGTCAACGGCACGCGCATCCCCGCGTTCAAGATCGTCGTAGAAGACCTCTACGAGCGCTGCGAACTCTACGACCGCACCGACTTCCGAGTCATGCGGAAACCCGTCCGCTCATACGGTCGCTTCCAGCTACGCCCACAGTTCGGCTCCCACATCCTCACCCCGACACCCAGCGGGAACGCTGTCCTCGCCCACATCCAGAAGCAACGGTGACAACATCATGCGTATCGACAACAAATCCATCTTCCCCTACCGGGGGAAGTACGGTTCGCGTCCACCCCTCAACTTCGGGCGCACCAAAACCCACATCCAAAGCCCCATCGGCACGAGCATCCTCCTCACCGACGCATACGACGGCCTCATCGGCCCCGTCTGGATCGCCATTCCCGACCCCACGTTCAGCGACCCCGACACAATGCCCGTCCCCCCGTACCTGATTGCCAGGGCCCTACACGCCCGCGAAGTCGTCACGCAAACAACCAATACCCCGCTCGAGATCGTGGCCTACGCGCGCACGCACATGTCCCCAGCGTCAGCGATGCAAGCCAGCATCGACGTGATCGTTCGTTTCCCCAACGGCAGCGCTGGGCTCGCTGAGGTCGTCAAAACACGCGACAACCCCAACGGCCACGGCAAGCTGAAAAACACATCGCCCCTACCGTCGGACAGTCACCTCATGGTCGGAGTGAACGAGGTCTGGCCAGGAATAAACCCAATCCCTGTATGCAAGAGGTCAGGCACCACCCCCTTATACGTCCTCCATGCAGGCGATGTGGAGAACATACCCGACCGCAAAACACTCGACCTCATCCTTCGACGCACCCCATCCGTGTTCGCACGCAACCGAGGTCGCGAGTATGGAGAGATCTGGGACGAAGAACTCGAACAAGACACGACCGACTGGGATACCCCGTTCCTCCTGCGTATCCTCGCACGCAGCATCAGCGGAAACACCAGGGTCGGACGATCAGACACCCAAACCAACGGCCTGTGGACGTACTGGGTGAGCCGCGACGGGCGCAAGCCCCGCAAACTCGCCGACTTCACCAACCCGCTGGTCTACACTGGAGCGACCCTCAGCTTCCTCGCCTGGAGCGCATACGGAAACCTCGAGGAAGACCTCGCAAGAAAGACAGAAGACCTGCTCCGCTAAGCCCCGAAAGGGAACCCCACATGCTCACACGCGCCCGACGAGTACTCCTCGCCCTCATTGTCGCGGCCACCGTCATGCTGCCACTCACCCCGGCTCCCGCATACGCTCTCCCAGCCAATCCCAACGTCTCCGATGAGGTCATCGAGGCGAACTGGGCGACCCTATCCGCTGAACAGCAAGAAGCGGCCAAGCAGGTAGTCGCGGAAGCTAAGGCCGAAGGCTACTCAGCAGAGGCCGCAGCGGCCATTGCTGGTAACTTCTGGCGCGAGTCCCACTTCAACGTGGACGCAGTGAACGCCTCATCGGGCGCGTGTGGCATGTACCAGGCCCTCGGAGACAGACAGACTCTCCTCTTCACCTACAACGGAGTCTCCGGCTGTTCTGGCCTCAAAGCCAAAGAAACCACCCAGGCTGCGCTCGCGGACGGGCGTAGTGAATGGCTCGGCTGGCCCACCACCAGCATCATCTACGGCGGCATGGCCTCCTACGCGCTCAACGAAGCCGGCACTTGGGGCATCACCGGCGGCACCGTCCCCTCCGCCGACGACTCTTTCGGGAGCCTCGAAGGATTCAAGAGCACCGACAACTGGTACTTCGCGACGTGGATCTGGATGACGAACTGGGAAGCCCCCGGCGCGGCTGAAGCAGGCTTCATGGAACGCGCCTCATACGCTGCGACCGTCCTCAAGAAGGTCGGCAACACCGACCCCGCTGCAAAGTCCACCACAAGCGGCGCACAGTCCGGCTCAACCGGGGGAGTCCTCGACGAGTGGTCCCTCCCTGGGATGCCCAAGAAGCCCGAAATCGCTAAAGGTCAGTCCCTCACGTTCGCGGACGGTTCGCAGCTCACGGCGAAGCAGCGCGCAAACGCCTCTGACCTGAAAACGCAGCTCGAAGAAGAACGGGACCGAGAAGCGGCTGCGTCAGCTCGAACATGGGTCGCCGTCGTCGGTGTCGTCCTGTTTGTCTACGCTCTCGTCATCCTCCTGTCCCTCCTGATCGACCTGTCGTTCCCGCTGTTCTCTGTCCTCAAGGGTGTGACCTTTGGGCGGATCAAGTACTCGCCGCTACCAGCTGACGAGCGCCCGAAAGGCGCCTACGGAGTCGCTGGAGTCCTAGCCACCTGTTTCGCCTTTGCGGCCCTCGGTGCCCTCATCTTCACGGGCGTGATCCAATCCTGGCTCGCGCACCTCATCATCGCCCTCACTTCCTGAAAGGAACCCTCCCATGGCCCGCCAGTCCGAAACCGACTTCGCCACAACCCTCGTCACCAAGTACGGGCAGCAATGCGCCGAGCTCTTCGCCCTGTTCCTCCACACCATCCCCCTCGGGTGCTCATGGGCGTTCCTGCACCCCCAGCAGGTCGAAGCCCTCGACCTGCCCTACAACCCAGAAGGCCCCGTCCCCCTCATCTGGGATCCCCAACACAAGACGGTCGCCACTCGCACCACCGCCAACGCGAACGCCTCCACCCTGACGTTCGTCCTCATCCCCGTCGTCGGAGGCTTCATCCTCGAGACCGCCTACAGCGTCGCCGTCAACGTCATCGAGCAGTGCGGGGGACTCTACGATGAAGACATCCTCACAGCAGCGGGGGAGAGCCGTACCAAAGCCAAGGAACTGTTCACCAAGCGCCTCGAAAAAGCAATCAACGAGGGAGGCGAGCTTCGCTTCGGCTACTACTGCGTCAACGGCTCCCAGACGATCACCATGAACGGTGTCGCCTACCCCGCCTACTCGCTCCCACTACGCGCCATCGCCGAAATCGCAGCACAACAGGGCCTCTCCTTCCGCGTCCCCCAACACGCCCTCATCCCAGCCGCCACTGTCGCTGCAAGCCCTTGGGACACCCTCTCTCGGTCAGTTGCAGCCCCCTCCGGCAACGCCATCCTCGGAGCTCTCACCCGCTGAAAGACCACGCCATGTTCATCCATATTCCAGAACCCAGACCCCGTGAGGGCATCGCCCCCGCCCTCGAACTCCAGATCCGCGCCCGACTGGACAACGCCTCGACAGAACCCGCCAGTGAAGCTGTCACCATCAGCTCACCCCAATACGACACCTTCATCGCGCAATGCACAGAAGCTCTCCAACGCGACAAGTCAATCGACCTCGAAGTCGCACCCGCGAGCGCAAATGACACCGAGACCATCACCATCGTCAACGACTCCGGCATCACCGTCGAAGACATGCGCGAAACCCTGAACGACCTCATCGGCGACGCACCCGACATCGGAGTCACGATCAGCGTCAACAACGGCCAGTACACCATCACCCTGACCGCCGTCCCAGACCTGCCCGTCCTCGAGACCCGTGTCGAAGGCATCACCTGGTCCGCAGATGGTCGCATCATCACGCCTGCCATCCGCACGGCAACGGGAACCGTGATCCCTGTATGGAGTCCGGCGATCCTCGCTCAAACCGAAGCGTACCCAGGTGGGACAGTCCGCTACGTCGATACCACCTACGGGCCGATCCCCTGCACCCCCCAGGGGACCGTCATTATCGACGCAGCCATCGCGACTTCAATACACCACGCCCGCGTGTAACACTCCCGCCGCCTCCCTTCCAGTTGGTACCCTTAAAGAAACTAGGGCAAAAGCCCCGGTTACGGCTCCCACAGGAAGGGAGGCGCTGTGCGCCGCTACATCGAACAAACCACACAGCCCGACGGGACCGTCACTGAGACCCCTGTTGATGGCATCATCCTCACCGAGCGCGAATACCAGGAACAGCGCGACCAGCTCGAAGCGCTCATTGTCACCGCCGACACCTTCCTCCAGCAAGCACAAAGCGCCCTCGACTCCCTCATGGACACCTACAAGGCACAACGCTCCGCCGACAAGACATACCTCGCAGCCTTCGGCCTCGAGGACGACCCCCAGCCCGAAACCATCCTCTAACCCCCTCATCGAACGGACCACCATGAACGACTACAACGACATCGACGAGACGACGGAAGACACCATCGTCCTGGACCTTGACGACGACACTACCGACCCTGACGACCTCGACGAAGCCGACCTCGAGACCCCAGACGAGGATGAGGACGACTACGACGAAGACGACGATGATGATGAAGACGATGATGAAGACGAGGACGATGTAACCTCAGCTCCCGTTACCACCTTCGCGCTCACCCCACTACGAGACGACACTGACGAGGCTGACGATGATGCCGTGGACGACGGTGACGAAACGCCCGAGGACGACACGGACCTCAACGAGGGCGCTGACGACGAAACCAGCGCCGATACCGAGGCCGCTCCCTTCCGCATCGACATCGACACAGATGGCCTCGACAGCGCCGCAGTCGAAGCGATCAGCAGCGTTAACGACGTGGTGACCGTCAAGAGCGACGCATACTCCGTCCGGTACACCCACATCAGCCCGCACCAGGTCGTCGGCACCAAACCCATCAAGGACTACCGGGCCGACACCTACAGCGGCCTCTTCAACGTGATCCGCGAGATGGGTGTCATTGTCCCCGTCGTCGTGACACCACTCGCTGAGTACGCCGACTTCCTCGCCGACAACAACATCACCACTGGCGCAGAAGCCGACGAGCTCGGCTACGCGGGCCCACGCTACCGAGTCCTCGACGGGTGGCGACGCATCTTTGCATCCCTCAAGAACAACTACGACGAGATCCCCGCCGCCATCGTCACCTTCCATGACCCCGAAGTCGGACGCGACCTGTCCAACCTCATGCACCTGGTTCTCAACCGCGCCCAGACGCACACGTGGGCTGAGAAGTGGGCGATGCAGCAGGTGATGGAAGAGTCCTACAGCCTCACCCCATCCATGCTCGACTGGCTCCTCCTCATCGACGCAGGCGACTCCATGCGCCTCAAGGAAGTCATGCTCGCCGAGTACCCCGAGGTAACTGACGAGTTCCTATCGGGCAAGAAAGACCTCGCGCGTTCCTACAAGGCCCTCGAAAAGCTCCGTAAGGCAGAGGCGAACCCCACGGCAGGCGACGACGACAGGAAGATCTCCAGCGTTGACGAAGCCGGCGACCTCGCAACCGCCGACACGGAAGATGCCCCACTCAGTGACGAGGAAGTCAAGAACCTCCTCGAAATGGGCGACGAACTCCGCGAAGTCCGCGACCTCCTCAACAAGGAAGCCGACACCGACGACACCGACATCGACGACGACAACTACGGCGGCGACCCCATCCCCGAAAACGCAGCCGAACAGGTCGGCTTCGAGGGCGGCGACGACGACGAGGACATGTTCGGCGAAGTTGATGAGAACACCGTCCAGGACACGAAGGACCGCAAGCCCCTCTCCAAGGAGCTACGCACAGCGATCCTCGCGCGCGACGAGTTCACCTGCCAGGCCTGCGGCTACGGCAAGGGCATCACGTCCATGGTCCACCTCGGACAGCTCGAAGCCCACCACAAGACCAGCGTCTACGTGGGAGGCTCCGACGCGATGAGCAACTTCGTGACCCTCTGCCAGCGCTGCCACGGCCTCGTACACATCCTCGCCGGCTTCAACGCCAAGATCGGCATGACCAAGGAAGAGTTCGAGAACGTCCCCGACAACGACCAGACAATGTTCCGCGTCTGCATCAAGCTCGCAAAGGTCATCCTTAAGGCCGAAGAGGAAACCGGCAAGGCACTCAGGAAGTACAAGCCTGTGCGCAACCCATTCTGGGAGCAGCAGAAGCAGGCGCAAGATGTTGTCAAGACCCTAAAGGGGGAGGAAGCATTGGAGGACACAGCAGAATGACGACGTGGGTTTACTTCCAGCGGCCAGGATTCAGCCTCTACCAGGAGGACGGCGGCGTGCTCACATCCACCGCTCAGACCGTCAAGCGCGCCCAAGACCTGCGCAACATGGCAGCGCGACGCGCGCCCAACCTACAAGCAGCCCCATACAACCCAGCAGGCTACGAGTACTGCGCCTTCGACGGGCAGCGAGTTGTCAACCTGTTCGCCCGCGACGACCTAGCCATCACGCCCCGCACCGTCATCAAGACAGACCAGGGCAGCAAGACGCTCGCGCAGGTTCTCGACAACTACGAGATCACCGACCGGGGTATCGACCCCAAGGCCGCGGCATGGGACATCCAAGCCCTCCGCGAGGCCGTCAACTACGCCAACGCCTACACGCTCACCCGCCTCGATACGCGCGCCTCTGGCCCATTTGGCGCAGCCGGACCCACACGACCCGACTACTGGACCCTCACGCGCCCAGACACCGACACCGAGTGCACCCTGCGCACGTGTTACCGCACACAGGAAGGCTCCCTAGCGCACAAGCCAACCCTCGAAGCCAGCATCGACAGCTCCGACTACTTCCTCGTCTCCCTCCCCAAGGACTGCATCCCCCTATTCGACGGAACCGGAACGACACCCACGCAGGACACGCTACGAACGCTCGCCCGAGCAGTAGATGACGCAGCCACCAACCCCTTCTGCCTCGAGCGCGACATCCAGGGCGTAGCGTATGCCCTCACCCGAGGCGGTGCACGTCTCGAGTTCTACCTCGAAAACGTCGGCTCCTTCACCTACATGAACGGTGACCTCGTAGCACACGAAACCCATGGCGACCCCGCATACACGATGGGCCGCTCGATGCTCGTCAAGAACGCACTTAAGAACTACAGCAAGTTGGGCCTCGTCGGCGTGTACTCCATCGTTGATGCTCTTGTCCGACAGAGAGTCTGGAGCTCCGGCCCCTCCTTATGGTCAGAGTTCGCTGAGGGGTATCGAGCCGCCTGCAACGGCAGATTGGACGTGTGTGCTGACGCGCTCCCCCTATACGTGCCATCGCGCAGCACGCACCCCGAAACGCGACGCAACGACCCCTACAGCACCTACTACAGCTACGTCGCGCACTACAGAAACCTCATCAAGGCCGACGCAGCCAAGATGGCCCAACGGGCAAACTAGGCCACCATGAACACTCCTCGCAGCGCCATCGCGCGACACAACGCCCGCCAGGCACACACCCATGAGGCGCGCAGCCGACTCGAATGGGCGGCAGAAGTGCACGCCATCCTTGAAGCCGCTGCCACCACCTTCGACGAAACCATGACCCGCCAGCAGATCGTGGTCCCCGCGAACCGCGCGCGCGGCCCAGTGCAAGCACGAGGCATCCTGGACATGTGCCAGGCCCTCGGCATCGCAGGCATGGCCACCAGTGCACTCACTGGCAACGGAGACATTGCCCTCGCCCTCGCCGGCCACGCCGACCGGATGCGAGCAGCACTCCACCTCGCGCACAGCTACCTCGAAGCCGAGCGCCTGCACCTCAGTCGCGCGCACACCGACAGGCCCGGCGTGACCCTTAGCCCCACCAAGGCGCGCCACAAGACCTACGGGATACTCCTCAGTGCAGCAGCCGAAGCGTCCGCCATTATCCGTGCGACCCCGCCCTTCAACGTGCCGCTCGATCAGGAAGAGGTTGAAGCGCTGCACGCGACCCTCAGCCGGGGATGGGCCGGAGCGGCCTACCGGGAGCAGCCTCTCCTAGCTGTTGAAGAAGGGTGTCGTGAGTATGAGAGAATCTATCTCTCGGTTAGTCAAAAACCTCTCGTCAAGTCGTACAGAAAGAACAGTCTGCGATGAACTCACTCCGCGCGCCCCGTCACCTTCATCGAGCGTGGCGGGGCTCCGTCGCCCTCGCTTTCCTCCTTGCCCTCGTTCTCACGTTCTTCGCGCACCCCGCTAAGGCGTTCACCGAAGACCAGGGGCACAACCTCAAGGACAAGCCCTCCACCTGGTGCCAGTGGTGCGCCGACAGCGACTTCGGGTACGACCCAAACGAAGAGCGCGGCATGATTACCAACGCCGGAGCAACCATGGGCGAGGCAGCGTGCGGTAACTTCTCCTTCGCGTTCGTAGAACTGAGAGCCGGAGTCAAAGCCCGCGGCTCCTACACCGTCAACGACATGCGCGCCGAAGCCATCAAGCTAATGCAGGCAGGCAAAGATAGCCCATTCAGCGATGACGGTTGGCTCTACCAGCTCAATCCCGAAGGCTTCGCGCAGGGTGTCTCTAACATGACCGGCGGGCAGCTCACCGTCGCCGAAGTCCAAGGTGACACCAGCGGAGCAGGCCTTGGGGCCAACAAGTTCACCGAAGACGACGTGCGCCAAGCCATGAACGACGGCTACTTCGTCATCTTCATGGTCCAAACCGACACCGGCGGGCGACACTGGATCGCCGGCGATTACGTGGAAGGCAACACCGTCCACACCATCGACTCCGGGCGACCCCTCACCACCCTCGACCGCTCCCAATACCCCGGTGGTATCGGCCCCATCCTCAAGTTCTCCCGCACCGACGGTAAGAAGCTCCAAGACCTTCCCACCATCGACGACGCAGCAACCAGCGTCGGCGGCAACAACGGCGGCGACACAGCCACCTCAACCGACACCGGCATCATCAGCGACCTCGACCTGCCCGGTATGCCCCCGCGCACCGTCGGTCAAAACCACCAGCTCTCCGAAGCCGACAAACTCGCCTTCGCGAAAGACACCCTCAAGTTTGCGAACTACACGAACCTGAACACCACGCAGAAAGACAACGTTGACCAGATCGTCGCGCAACGCCAGCTCGAACAGGACAGCAAACTGTCGAACGGGTTCAGCACAGGCGCAGCCATTATCGGCATCATCCTGTTCCTGTACGCTCTCGTCATCGTCCTCGCGTTCCTGTTCGACCTCGCGTTCCCGCTGTTCTCCCTTCTCAAGACGGTGACGGGCGGATCCCTGACCGTGCATCATGAGTCGCAAAGCCGAGTGGGCGTGAAAGAGCTAGGAGCTCCACCTCGAGGCCGTTGGGCGACGTGGGGGAACGTGTTCACCACTGCCGGGCTGGTTGCAGCGTTGGGTGGTTTGCTCATCAGTGGAACGCTGGTTAGGTGGGTTGCGTCGCTGTGGCAGATGCTCTACATGTGACGGCAGCACACAACCCACACATACATGTGATCTACTTAACCAGTTTCTAGGTTGCGCACACAAAACACGCGGGCCTATACTGAACCCATCACAAACAACACACAATTTAATAGCTCCCCTGAACCGCCCCAGATCAGGGGAGCACCCCGGAAAGGTGCCCGAGCGGCTGAAGGGGCCTCCCTGCTAAGGAGGTAAACAGAGGAATCTGTTTCGCGGGTTCGAATCCCGCTCTTTCCGCAGGACGCGAGAAGCGCCTGAGACGAGTTACTTCAATTGGATCGAAACTACACTCGTCTCAACTTTTTCTCTCGCGTCCCCCACTTTTATCCAAACACGACCCAGAAGGAGAAGCCCATGGCGCGCATGAACACGCGAAACGCGAAGCCCCGCAACACGGCGGCAACGCCCATCGCCACCACCGGCCAGGCCTTCACAGCAGAAGGCGGCGCAGGATGGCAGCGCACCCCCAAGGGTGAGCTGTTCCTCGCAGCCGTAACCTCTCTCAACGAGGACACGTTCTATGAGACCGCCGATGAGCGCGTCAACCGCATCCAGGCCCTCGCCACGGACCCCGAGATCGTCAACAGCCCCGAGTGGGCGCTCGGTATGGTCCGCTGGCTCCGCCAGGAAGTCGGACTCCGCTCGATCCCCGGTGTTGTCGCCATGACCGTCGTTAAGGCGCGCCTGGACGTTGGCCTGACCGGCATGAACCGTCAGATTATCGAAGCGGCCATCGGTCGCCTCGACGAGGCATCCGACATGATCGCCGGGTGGATGAGCCTGTACGGGCGCAACATCCCGTCATGCGTGCGCCGTGGCGTTGCCGACGCTCTGCGTGCCCGACTGTCCGAGCGGTCCTACCTCAAGTGGGCGGGCCGCATGAACTCGGGTAGCGTCAGCCTTCGGGATGTTGTCAACCTGACGCACCCCAAGCCGAAGGGCAAGACACAGGAAGCGCTTATCAAGCTCGTGCTCGACGAGGGCTACGGCAAGAAAGGCGACGACAAGCAACTGCCCACCATCCGCGCCTATCGTCAGTTCCTCACCCTGGACCGTGACGCGCAGATCAGCGCCCTCACCGGCCCGGACGCGCAGGACACCATCCGAAAGGCTGCGCTCACTCACGAGGTGATCGCAGGCGCAATCGGAACGATCCCCGCCGACGTGTGGGAAACCCTCGTTCCCAACATGGGCTACATGGCCCTGCGCATGAATCTCCGACGCATTGAGGCATCAGGCGCGTCTCGTTCTCTGGTCGCCACGATCAACGAGCGCCTGAGCGACATGGAAGAGGCCGCGAAGTCTCGCACCATGCCGGTCGCATTCTACTCGGCGTACAAGAACGCGCCGCTGGCCTTCGCCGCCGCCCTCCAGGACGCAGCGAACGCTTCGCTCGAGAACGTGCCCGCCCTCAAGGGGCGGACGCTGCTCCTCCTGGATCGCTCCTACTCGATGAGTGCCCCTCTGTCGGCGAAGTCGTCGCTGAGCTGTCAGGACACGGCCAATGTGTTCGCGTCGGCACTCGCCCTTCGTGGTGAGAACGTCCGCGTGGTCGCGTTCGACAACCACATGGAAGACGTGAACGTCAACAGCTCGGACCTGCTCCGCGTCGTGGACCAGATGCCCACTCCTCGAGGTGGCACCTACACGCCCGAAGCTATCCGCTGGGCCCACGAGGGCGGTCGCCAGTACGACCGTATCGTCATCCTGACGGATGAGCAGTACACAGGCGATAGCGTTGACAAGGCTCTCGATACCTATGCCCCCGGCGTTCCCGTATTCACGTGGAACCTCGCGGGCTACAGGACGGCCCAGATGGAAGCCCGCGAGGGCCGCTGGACCTTCGGAGGCCTCTCCGACAAGGGCTTCCAGATGATCCCGCTCCTCGAGCGTGGAATCGGCCAGTCCTGGCCCTGGGAGTAGCCACCCACCCAGGGGCCTCACCCAACACTCCCACCATACGGTGAGGCCCCACCAACGCCCCTATAGCTCAGTTGGTTAGAGCTGCGGACTTTTAATCCGAGGGTCGCAGGTTCGAGTCCTGCTGGGGGCACGCAGTGGAAAACTGAACATGGCGGGGTGCCGGAGTGGACTAACGGAGCTGTCTTGAAAACAGTCGCACCGACAGGTGCCCAGGGTTCGAATCCCTGTCCCGCCGCCAACTGAATACATGGTCCTATGGGGTAGCGGTCAGCCTGCCAGATTTTCACTCTGGAGACCCGAGTTCGACTCTCGGTAGGACTACTCCGATCCGGTGTAGCTCAACGGACAGAGCGGGGGACTTCTAATCCCAAGGTTGCAGGTTCGAGCCCTGTCACCGGAACTCCAACAACTAAATACCTACCAGGGGTCAGTGAGCCGAATTGGTGAAGGCACCCGACTGTAAATCGGGCACATCAGAAACGTTGCAGGTTCGAGTCCTGCCTGACCCACTGGTGGAGCGAAGACGCGAATGTGTGAGTTACTTCTTTGCACAGAAACACACCTGGGCGTAGCCCCAGGACCATTCACTCGCGCAGCCTTTCAGCTTCACTCCACCCCTCCATCTCGGATGGTGTAACGGCAGCACACCGGATTTTGGTTCCGGGCATCTAGGTTCGAGTCCTAGTCCGAGAGCGTAAACGGGTACGTTCCTGTCGAGAAGATAGCAACGTACCCGTTACCTATGCCCCAGAAAGCAACGAAAGGAAAGCCATGAGCATTGGAGAGCGTAAGGCCGCAGAAAACATGCGCCGACGCCGCTTCTACGCTGCGGCCATGAGCGTCAACGCGCTCATCTGGTCCACCATCCTCGCAGGCCTGGCTTACGTGGGCCTGATCGGCCCCGCAGCCTGGGCTGTAGCACGGCAAGAAGCAGTCCTCGGCAAGGTGTTCACGGGCTGGCTGACGAAGGTCAACATGCCCGCCGTCCTGTGGGAGAACGGCACCGTTTTCATCTCCTCCTACTCGGGAGGCACAGCGCACCTCACGTCGGGGGAGACGATCGCGATCAGCGACATCACGATCACTCACCCCCTCAACGTGATCGCCGAACGCGCTGTTACAGCAAACACCGTGACAGCAGCGATCGTTGTGGGCTTCGTCCTGCTACTCGCAATCCTCCTGCGTCCCACCGACATCACGGACGCGAGCCTCTTGGAAAATGACCTCACGTGGGCATTCGAGTGGCCCACACCGACGACGAGCGCGAAGCAGCGCCAGAAGTCCCGCGCGCGCCGCCAGCAGCGACTAGAAGAGTTCGCCGCAGCCCGCGCAGAAGCCGACACCGCCGACGCTGAAACCCATGCCGACGCACCCCCGAACCATGTGCAGGAACGCCCCGCAGGTGTCGAGTTCCTAGCCGCCCGACTCGCGGAAGGATACGCCAATGACTGAGCCGCTTATCATCGCGTTCGCTGCGGCCCTCGTCGCTTCCGCAGCCTTCATGGTTGCTACCGTCGTCCTCATGGGTGACACGGCCTTCAAGCGTAGCGCAGACACCCTCAGCGCCACGCTCACGGTCGCCCTCATCAGCGCCGTATTCGCATCCCCAGTCTTCACTCCCGCCACCTACCAGGTGCCCGACGTGATCCACGCCTGGGTGAACTTCGGCCTCGCGGCACTCGCACTGCTGTTGATGATGGTGACGGTGTGGAACATGTTCCGCCGCTACCCCGACGTGCCCCTCACAATCCACTGGAGCGCATGGGCCATCAACGGCATCATTGGCTATGCCCTGTGTGGCTTCATCCCCACCATCCATTTCATCCACGCCGTCAGCCCGTGGGCGTGAAAGGAACAGCAACATGAGAAAGCGTAAGTGGTTAACGATTGACAGCGTGTGTCTATTTGTAGGCATCATCTTTTTTGTAGGTTTCTTCCTCTGGTCCTATGGAAGAGTGCATTCATCGGATGAAGGCAAGTCCGTCGGCGATGCGGTGGGTACCAGTGCTGTTGCTGACGGAACCCTCAGCGACCTTGACAACCTGACCGTCAACGACAACCCCGCACCGCCTGAGAAGTACAACCGGGTGGAGCAGTTCGGCCCCGCCTGGAAGGACGTGGACCACAACGGCTGCGACACGAGGAACGACATCCTCGCCCGCGACCTCGGAGGCCCTATCGGGAGGCGTAACGCCTGCGTCGTCACCGCTGGCCACCTCCCAGACCCCTACTCGGGCACGTGGATCGACTTCTCCAAGAAGGAGGCGTCGAAGGTCCAGATCGACCATGTTGTCGCCCTCGAGAATGCCTGGCAGTCCGGCGCATATAAGCTCACCCAGGAGGACAGGGAAGCTCTCGCCAACGACCCTGACAACCTCCTGGCCGTCAACGGCCACGACAACATGGCCAAGGGGTCCAAGAGCGCAGACCAGTGGATGCCACCAAACGCCGACTACGCCTGCACCTACGCCTCTAAGCAGGTGCAGATCAAGAGTCGCTACGCTCTCACAGTGACCAGCAGTGAGAAGCAGGCCCTTGCCGACGCGCTGGCAACCTGCACCACCAACTGAAAGGAACTACTAATGGCACCGTTCACTGCCGCTCAGAAGCGAAAAGTGGCGCAGTCGAAGTATCCGACTGCCAACAACATCGCCGTGAAGGGCAACGTATTCTTCGCCGCCTTCCCCGACGCGGAGCCCATCATCGGCTGGCTCCACTCGCCACGCGAAACCCTATGGGTGAAAGCGGCTGTCCCCGTGAGCGCCTGCCCCGCCCTACGCACAGTCCCCCCACTCTGGTTCATTGAAGCAGCCCGACCCTACATGCGGGGTGACGAGCGAAAGGAGTGCTACCTCTACACGCTCCTAGCAGCTCAGCAAACATTCCCATTGGGGGATTACATGCGCTGGATCACTCTCAATGAGGGGCATCCGCTCAGAAAAGCGTTTGGTGACTATTGCGTCTTCGACATCGAAGGCAAGGAGACAGAGTTCCGCATCAAGAACGCCGAGTTGGAGACGGTCAGGACCATTAAGAAGGCCGACCTCCTCTATGTGCTCACGGATGAGCCAGGTAGCCTCTTCTACGAAGTAACACCTTTCTGATAGCCATGACTTACACGACAAAAGATATTCGCCCCGTCTTTGAGCGTGACTGGGGCATAGTCCGCAGGTTCGTCGTCAAGGGAAACGTTGCGTTCAGCGTCATTGGTACGGGTGTTCCAGTGTTCGGTTTCGTTGTTTCCGCTGCCAAGCCTCGCGTTGAGCCGTGTGTGAGCCTCAGCAGTACCTCGGCTCCTCTGGATGTGGTTCCGCCCCAGTGGTTCGCGAACGCAGCAGCCGAGTTCATCCCCGGCATGGGGACTGAGGCGCAACGGAACTACTGGACGACGCTCGTCGCAGCCAGCAAAGCCCTTGGTGGCAACAGTGGACATATCCAGCTCGACGAGCAGCACCCATTCGCGCAACACACAGGGGCAGTGACCCTCACCGTGCGCGGGAACAGGGTTGAAGCTACAAACCGGCATGGAGACATGGTAGGTGTCTACACGAAGCCAGGCATCATGCACGCCCTCACCTCCCAACCGGGACCGATCATCTCCTGGTCCTAATCGCGGCCACACCGGAAGGAATGAAACATGCCTTTTATACCAAGGGATGAAGGCTACGTGCCTCCACATCTCCCTACCGTCAAACGTGAAGTTAATAAGTTGCTGGAGGGCGTGAAGCGAGTCGGCGCGAAACAGACAAACGTATTCGTTAGCGCAACATCAGGCTACCTAATCGGCAACATCACTAGGGGAGCGTGGGTGAGGATGCTTACCCCTGTGGAGCGATGCCCCGCAATGGATGTGGTTCCCCCTAAGTGGTTTGCTCGCAGCGTCGAAAAGGCCTTACGAGTAGGTACGCCGCAACAGGTCGCCTACGGACACACCCTTCTCGTATTGGCTGAAGCCACATACCAGGGGAGCGGCTGCATTACCCTCTCCGACAATCATCCCCTAGCTGTCGGAGCTGCTGGTCAGCCAGCAATCGCACAGTTCTGCCTAGATTACGGAACAGTGCGGGCATATGATCGCCACGGCAACATCGTCGGACGAACAATCGGGAAGAACCGACTAGCACAGATCCTCACTGCAAACCTGGGTGAGATCACATTCATGGAATGAAGCCTGACCCACCCCTCATTCTCATCACGAGCGGCACCTCCCCTCTGAACACATCAAGGGAGGTGCCGCCCCATGCTGCGACATGCAAGGAATCAACTGAAAGGAACAGTAATCATGACGCCGAAAAGAAAACGCCCCACCGAGCTCACCCGCGACACGGTTTACGCGCAGAGAGACCTCGCTCGCGTCCTGCGCGCCTGGGCTGACGACCTCGAGAAGGGTGGCGCAGATATGGATACGCTCGCTCGACGTAGCCAACTCACCCCATGGGTGCAGAAGCGCACCGAGAATCAGATGCGACATGTGAGCGCAGCGTTTGAGCGTGTGCTCGCATGTGCGTCGGAGGCTGATCGTCGAGGCGTTACTGGTGGCCGGTGAGGCCACTGCGCGGAGGCCCTGGGGCTGCTGGTTGGTGGTTCCGGGGTTTTTCTCAGCCCCAAACTGCATGTGATCTACTTAACCAATTAGGCGGATGTTAGCGCTTGCGGACAAACTAACCCACAAGCTACGATCAAACCCATAACCCAGTCACACGAGAAGGAGACACCCCCATGACCACCAACACCACCATCAACTACGCCAAGCTCGCCGACGACGCCGCCGACACCTACACGACCTCCCGAGATGCGCGCTCCCGCGCCATCGCCAACCTTGCCGTCGTAGACAACGACCGACGCGGCTACCAGGACATCATCACCGCCGACGGACACATCGACGCGCCCATCTTCAACGTGTGGTTCACCCAGGATGAAAAAGAGGAAATCGCTCAGCGGGCGGCCGAATACTACAGGGCTGCCAACAAGTTCGAGGAATACACGCGAGGCATTATGCGCTACTTTGAGGACGCGATGGTCGCCAGCACCGCCCTCGCCCTCATCGCCGAGGTTCACCGCCTCATCCACCAGGACAGCGACATGGGTGCCCTCCTGCGCGAACTACGTGACAGCGAAGAGGGGCAGGAACTCGCCGTCTATCCCGACTTCTCTAAGATGTTCTCGTTTGTCGCCAATTTCGAGTGCCGCGTCAACAGCGCCAAGGGCGCTCTTCTCGATAGCGCATCTGACACCCTCCGCAAGGCAATGGCATCCTACAACGGGGACGCTGTGACGCTCATGCTCATCCGCTTCTTCAGGAGAGACACAGACGAGCACGGAAACCTCGTCTACGACAACCACTACTTTAACCTCCGCAACCTCCCCACACTGCACGATGTTGAAGTCAACAACAACATGCGCGCGACCGAATCCAAGCTCTGCACATACGACACCGAACTCACCAGAGGCAACTACGTGGAAGCGCGCGACCGCCTCAGTAAGGCCATCTCGCGCGCCACCAAGAACATGCAGGAACGCATCAAGAATGCGTGAAACAGCCTGTGCGACTAAAGCAGACGGACACGCAGAAAGAAAGGATAAGACACCATGATCGCCACCCCCGCCCGCGCCCGCCTCACCGACCCCCAGACCAGCTGGGACGCGGCTCTCACAGTCAACGCCACGAAGTCGTGGCTCATCTTCGCGGAACTCAAGGCCCTTAAGAAGCCCGAGTGGATCAGCGAAGAACTGACCGACGAAGCATTCTTCACGGACCTTACCCCGTCTCGCGCTCGGACCATTGTGTCTGACTGGAAGAAGCAGGGCTACGTCGAAGACCTGCCCAGGCGCGCCAAGACATCCACTGGGCGCACCGCCCAGCTCCACCAGCTCACGCCAAAGGGGCGCGAACTCGTCGCAGTTCTCCGAGATATCAACCGAAAGGCCAGTCAGTGACAGAAGAAGACCCAGCCCCACCAGCGGCACCATCAGCGGCGGAAACGCTCGCGCGCCTACAGCTCACCCTTAAGGCACGCCAGACCAGCGCCGCCCATGCTCTCATTACAAGGGCGCGCATCAACGCCCGAAACTACCCGTCGGAAGCAACCACGCCTCCACGAATCTCACGCAAGAAAGGCAAGCACAATAATGGCACCACGTAAACCGAAGAAGATCCCCAAGGTTCTGAGTGGAGATGGCTGGGTGGAGATTGCCCCTGTAGTCCTCGCGCTGGCCAAGTACTTCAAGGGTCTCATCAAAGAAGCCGAAGGACCAGCCCGTGAGTACATCATCAAGGAGCTGGACAGTTTGTTCCCTGTAGTTGCAGAGAAGGGCGGGCTCAAGATTGACGCGGACGCAACAGGTAACTCGGGCACCCTCTCCTATAGGGGTCCGTCGCGAAAGGCTGGCACCGGCCTTGAGGTCGAAAACGCCCTAGGGCTTATGCTTTGGTGCGAGGAGCATGGCATCGACCACGGTGCGCAGCCGTCTGTCGTGTTCCCCGAAGAGTTCATCAAGAACCTGGAGAAGCTGGTCGAACAGAACGGAGGTGTTCTTCCCGACGGCGTCGTGGATACCACGGCGTATACGAAGGAAACCTTGGTCGTTCGAATGAGTGAAGATCAGGAGAGGCACCTTTTGGAGAAGAAGGGCGGCATGACGCTGAAGGACTTCTATCGACTGCTCACCTACGACATCGATCCCAAGAAGAAGTAAAACTTCTACCACGTCCACTACATGTAGAGAAAGGTTACCTACATGTCCCACAAGACCACCAACGCACAGCCCGCCGCTAAGAAGGCTGCATCCAAGACCCGCACCACCAAGACCGTTAAGGCTGAGGAAACCCCCGCGCCCACGTGGGAGGTTCCCGGCTACAAGGCGCTCAGTGAGGAGGAAATGCGCCGCGACTTGGCCGAAGCTGGCATCTACGCCCAGGCACACGCGCTCGTGCCTTATCAGATGCGAGGAAACACAGGTGACATGTATCTGCTCATGCAGATCGCCAAGCACCTGAACATCCCCCTCATCACCGCCCTGCGTGGCCTGTCATTCATCGGCGACAAGGACGTGAAGCCCGCAATGACGGCGCAGCTCATGTCCGCGCTCGTCCGCAACGCAGGCCACACGCTCCGCGAGCAGTGGGACGCAGAAACCAACACGGCCACCGCCACCCTCATCCGTAAGGATGACCCCTCGTTCGAGCACGTCGCCGTCTGGGACGAGGAGAAGGCCCGCGTCGCTGGCCTGTGGGAATCGACCCCCACGTGGGTCCAGTACCCGAAGGCAATGCTCACCGCCCGCGCCATGAGCGAGGTGTGCCGTCACGCAGCATCCGAAGTGCTCCTGGGCTTCAGCTACGTGCCCGAAGAGTTCCAGACCGCCGAGTCGGCCTCGCGTGTCCTGGACATGCGTGAGCAGGTGAAGCACGACATGACCCGACTGAACCTGTCGAGCGAGAAGGTCGCCGAAGTCCTCGACGGCGTGACCCTCCCCGGCATCCCCGTCGCCCTCATGACTCCGCGAGAGCTGGAGGAAGTCAACGCCCGCATCGGCGTGATCGAATACGAGCGCGACAAGGACAAGATCGACAACGTGCGCGAGCGCATCCAGAAGGGCCTCGACCTCCTGCACCTGACCGAAGGCGCGTTCGCTGAAATCGTGCGCCGCAACGTGCGCCCCGGCAGGGGATACGACACGATGAACCTGCGCGAGGCCGAGCAGGTGCTCGACGTGCTCATCCGCCAGGCGAAAAAGTCGGGTAACCGCTCTGGTCAGCGCCAGCCTTCCCAGCAGGCTCCGGCCCAGCAGCCCATGCAGCAGCAGGCCCCCGCCCAGCCCGCCCAGAGCGCCCAGCAGCAGGCTCGCCCGCAGGCACAGCAGGCCCTCCAGCAGCGCCCAGAACCGGCCCCACAGCCCCAGCAGACCCCCGCGCCCGCGCAGGAGTCCTACGGCCTCTACGACGAGTCTCAGCGTCCCGAGCAGTACCCGCCGCTCGGCTCCCAGAAGCCGAAGGGAGTATCTGGCCCCATGGGCATGATCCAGCGCACCATGCGGACCCAGGGCCTCTCCGAGGATAAACTGCCCATCGTCCTCGCTTACGTCTTCGGTGACAAGCAAGTGAACGTGGATGAGCTGACTATGGACGAAACGACCGCCGTCCTTGCTGGCATCCAGCGCTACGCAGCAGAAGCCGGAGCCCTGGAGCCTACCGCTGAACTCCCCCTCAATGGTGACGCGCCCGCCGACACGGACAACCTGGACGACCTGGACGACCTGGAAGCGTCCTACAGCGCACAGGGAGGCGAGGTGAACGACGATGAGTCTGAGACGTGGAACGAAGGCTGGCCGGAAACGGCAAAGCCCGGCGGCGGCGCGAACCAGTAGTGGCCCGAGCCAGCAAACCCGCGAACTCATCTACGGGCGCGACATGTGGCGGTGCGCTCGATGCGGCAAGGATGTCACCTACATCCAATCCAGCATCCAGCACCGCAAAGCCCGCGGCATGGGCGGCACAAACGACCCGTCGATCAACAGCCCCGCAAACCTCATCGTCCTATGCGGCTCCGGCACCACTGGATGCCACGGCCACGTCGAAGTGAACAGGCGCGAAGCCCGCAACTACGGGTGGGCGGTCTCCCAATACGCGGACCCCCACGATGTGCCCGTCCAATACAAGGACGGCCTGTTCCTCCTTGACGATGCCGGTCACCGCATCCCCACCAAATAACCACACAAACCACCACCTGAAAGGGGTGAACTCATGTCAAAACGGATCTACGTCGCATTGCCTCTTGGCTACACGCGCGAGACCTCCTACGCAGCCGAAGACGCTCTCAGGCTCCTCGGCTACGAACCAGCCAACCCAGCCGACAACGGCACCAACGACCGAGCCAACCTGTGTACACTGACCCAGTGCGACGGCGTACTCCTCACTCCCAACTGGGAGACCAGCCCCATGAGCATGATCGCCGTTACCGTCGCCCACCACCTCGACATCCCTGTTGGTACATACGATCAGTGGTCCGCCCGCCCCGCAGCAGGGGGGCAGTGATGAGCCGCAACGACCAGGACAACGCGGCAGCAGTTAGCTCTCTCGTCATGCCCGAAGCCTGGACCGAGAGGGCCGCGTGCGTGGGAGCCCTCAACCCCGACGCTTGGTTCCCCGAGCGCGGAGCAAACGGCAACATGGAAGCTCGCCTCGCCCTGAGAGCCTGTGCTGACTGCCCTGTCAAGGATCTGTGCCTCAAGGAAGCGCTCGCTCAGGGCCCCTCCTGCGAGGGAATCTGGGGCGGCACCACGCACGCCGAGCGACGCAAGATGCTCCGCATGGGCTGCAAGACCCTCGAGGAGTACAAGGCCCTCACTGAGCCAAAGATCGAGGAACCCGCCCAGGTCCCCGAACAATCCGAGCAGGACACGCCCACCGTTGAACCTGCCGCCCCCGTGAAGGACAAGACCACGACCTTCCCCGACATCCTCTCGGAGGTGATGCAACTGCCTGGGAACTACACAATCGGAAGCCTGTTCTCGGGCTATTAACGGTGGCCTAGACCTCGGCGTACAACTCGCCCTCGGCCCCGCACGCCTCGCATGGGTGAGTGACATCGAACCCGGCCCCCAAGCCATCCTCGCCCAGCACCACCCAGACGTGCCCAACCTCGGGGACATCACGCGAATCGACTGGAGCCAGGTTGAACCCGTAGACGTGATCTGCGGCGGCTCACCCTGCAACGACCTGTCAATGGCCGGCGCTCGAGCTGGCATGTTCAAGAACACGCGATCAGGCCTGTGGGAGTCCATGTTCCACGCGATCGCAGTTATCCGACCCCGGCTAGTCGTCTGGGAAAACGTGCAAGGAGCGCTCAGTGCATCAGCTTTTAGCCTCATGGAACCCGACCAGGGACATCTGGGAGGACGGCCAACCGGACCTGTTCTCCGAGCACTCGGGCGTGTACTCGGAGACCTTGCCAGCATCGGGTATGACGCGACGTGGACAGTTGTTCAGGCTTCCGACGTTGGAGCGCCCCACAAACGGGCCCGAGTCTTCGTTGTTGCTCACCCCCACGGCCAACCTTGGCTCGAACGGTGGGAGCCAACCACCCGAGAAACGCCGGGCGGGCGGTCATGGCCCGACGTTAGCGGACGTGATCGAACACCTCGAACCCTGATCCCCACGCCAACCGCGTCAGACTGGAAAGGCGGGTACCACCAGGAAGGGAAAGGCATGAGCCTGTCTCAGGCAACCAAGCTCCTCCCCACACCCGTCGCCCAGGCCCCAGGGAACACCGCCGAAGCCCACCTACGGAAGAAGCCAGGCCGCACGCAAGTCACCGACCTCGGCATCATCGCCCGCGAAAACCTCTTCGCGACCGGAGGGAATCTCCTGCCCACCCCGCAGGCCACCAACGCCACCTACTCGTCCAACGGCTACGGTCCCAACCTCCACGAGACAGCAGGAACCCTGCGCGACAGTTTCGGACCCTACGCGCCAGCCGTCGCCCACTGGGAAACCATCACCGGACGCACAGCCCCAGCCCCGACAGAGCCACCCCTGCGCGAGGGCGGCAAGCCCCGTCTGTCTGTCCGCTTCGTCGAATGGCTCATGGGACTACCCGACGGACACGTCACGGGCGTAGGCCTCTCACGCGAGAAAACCCTGCGCGCCCTCGGTAACGGGGTCGTCCCCCTGCAAGCAGCAGAAGGCATCCTGCGAGCCTTCCAACAAGAACGCCAAGTCGCCCTCGAGGAAGGCTGGCCCGAATACGCTCAAAGAACAGGAACACGATGAACACGATCCGCAGCACACGTCCACGCAGCCGTGGCCGCATCACGTGCGACATGTGCGGCACACGGATCCCCCGAAACGTCCAGTACTCACGCACGGAAACCGCCGACATGGGCACCATCGTCACGGTTCGCGTGTGCGATCACTGCGCCACGTGCATCAACTTGTGCGCACGAGATACGGATTGGCAGTACGGCGATGACGGCTTCACAGCTGACGATCTCCGTGAATGGGCGCTCAATAGCAACGCCATAGAGGCCACCCAGTACCTTGCTCGAGCCGAGCAAACACTTTCCTGAAAGGACCAGTTTCATGAAGAGCCAGGCATTCATCACCACACGCAACCACGAAGCTGACGCAGCCCACCTCAACGCTCAAGGCCTCCACGTCACCGTCGAAGCAGCTGGCCTCAACGCGCCGACAAGCTCGACGGTACTGCGCGTGACTTCCCCGAAGAACACGGAAAGCGTCATCTGCTCAGTGTTCTCACCCGCATGGGCCAGAGCCCTCGCCCCCGAAGGGGCTACAGCAAAGGCCCCCACCCTCGAGCAGTGGATGCAGTACTGCTGACCACTCGTGCCCCGGTTGCCTCGCGTTCATCGTGGGGTGGTCGGGGCGTTCTCGTAAGCGTCGCCGCATCAACGAAAGTGATGCTCTCCCCATAAAGCCAACGCCCCACAACCGCTGGGGAACCACGGAAGGAACAAGCAAATGGCATCCCTGCCCCCAATCAAGTGGCCCACAGGCCGCACCCCCACCAAGGTCGAGATCTTCGCTCACCAGCACAAGGGCGGTCGCGTCGCCCTCCATGTCGTCGAGCTCGATACTCGCCTCATCTACCCGGCGTTCCTCCTGGAGGACATGACCGGCCACTGGAGCAGCACTGAGGGCTGGCGATCCAACCCATTCCTGTGGGTCAAAGGCAACGAGGGTGACACGCGCATCCTCCACTTCAAGGGCAACCCCTCCACATGGGAGGGCGTGTGGCAGACACAGAACAAGGTCCGCGACGTGAAAGCCCTCCCCGCCTTCGCCAACACGTACAACGACGGTGTTGACCGCAAGAGCGACGAGCTCATCAACAGCTTCACCTACGAGCAAGCCAGCGAAGGCCACGGGCCCCTCGAGGACACTAAGACCGCCGACACTCTCCGCATCCCCCAATCGTTCTACACGACGTGGGGCAAGATGCGCGCCGACTACCTCGCCGAATACGACAAGTACGTCGGCATGACCCCCAAGCCCGGCGGTAACGTCACGGTCGCCCACAAGGAGTTCTGGACGAAACTCTGCCAGAAACAGAAGGGCGGCGAGGCCATCCTCCCGTACACGCCAGTCGCCTCTCTGTCTGACGAGCGATACCTCCTGCTCCGCGACACGCCACTCGCAGACAAGAATGATCTGGAAGGTCTTGTCGCCTTCAAGAAAGGCACCCCCGAGGAGAAGCGGGCAACGTACATTGCGAAGAAGTGGGGAGTCGTGGACCCCCGTACAGGCAATCTCATTGGCTTCGATCAGATCCGTGTCGAAACCAGCTTCGTTGGCAAGACCGCGACCGTCTACGTCGCTCCCTTCGACATGACGTTCCTCATGCCGAACATGCCGGCCCTCGACAAGGAGATCTACCGGAACCTTGGCAAGATCGTCGAGCTCGTCAAGGCCTATGACCCGGCCCTCGATGTGACCTACCCGCAAGGCGCATACGCATCCCCGACGAGCTTCCCCCTCCAGCGCGTCACCAGTCCCCACTGGATCGTGCTCTCACGGAACTTCAACGCCCTGACTGCACCAGACCCCACCGCCCGCAGGTCACGGACAATGACCCTCAGCGAATGGGCGCGCACCAACTAACCCCCTAACGCGGAGGGGCAGGAACACTCACGCCCTGCCCCTCCGCTTCACCATCTCGAAAGGACCACGACAGGAACACCCGCCATGCTGACCAGCCCCACCCCGACGGCGCGAGGAAGAGTCAGTGATGAGG